CCAGAAAAGCCTGAATACACAGTTAAATCCCGCCCGATACCACAGTTTAGTAGAGCCTAATGCCAGTGCCCCGTCCAGCACGCGCATGAATCATGCTGAAGTCTCTGTAGACCAAGTAGCCCAAAGCATCATTCATGTGGTCATAACCTGCGTCTTTATCGGGAACACCGGCTTCGGTGTAACTCTGCAGCTCTAAACATTCGATTGTTCGTTTGCACCATGGCGCGACTTGAAGCCTCACTTCACCTTTCCCATTTTCCAGCAAAGCCTGAACAGAAGCCACGCGATCACGTACGGGAGGATTGGCCTTCGGTGATTGATTGCTAAACCCATAGGACTCCAAGATCTGAATGTCCGTACGTGAAGCATTCGTACTTCGGCTGCCACCAGAGGCATCAGGGTAAACGTAAACCTGGCGTCCATCAGCACGGCGTTGTATTTCTTGCGCCATAGCATCAGTGTCATGTGCACCGCTAATCTCTTCAATCAAAAGCAAAGAGTTACCTAAGCGCACGCCTAAGCAAGCGCTCATATTTCCAATATTGAAGTCAACGCCCACACGAAGAGGCTCATTGCTGACATCAGGAATATTGGTGATTACATGCTTGGCACGATCAAAACGGTCATAAACCTGACCGGTAGTCAGATTCGTAAACTCTCCAAGCAAATACGCCTTTAACAGGCTTGGATCGTAGTTTGCTTCGAGGCGTGCAATAAAGTCTGGCGGCAGATGTGGATTGTCTGCACTGCGCATCTTGATCAGTTTCCGATCAGAGCGTTGTTGTGCTTCCTCTGTGCCAAACGTGTTCCACATCCAGCGAAAGCCTTCAGGCGTTGACGCAGCGGCAAACTGTCGCACATTGCCAGCACGAAGGCGGCCAAGGATCTTAGGGAATGCTTTCTGTGCAATCGAAGGGGCAACCGTATCGATTTCGTCGGCAAGCACCCAGGCAAGGTTCAAGCCGATGATGCGTGACCAGTTCTCGAAACTGCGGCACAAGATCTTGCTATCACCGCCGGGTAGATGCAAAACATATTCTGGGAGCGGACTTGCTCGAAACGTATAAGGGATTTCGTAAGCCTCAAGGAACTCTTCAAAGTCATTCATCCAAATGTCACGAATCAATGGACCTGTCGGCTCCATTACGCAACCCATAAAGCCTTGATTTAATACCGCAAGGACGACAGCCTTCGCAGCCAAGCTACGGGTCTTGCCCGCCCCATACCCAGCAGACAAACCGATGATTTCTGTCGTTTGATCTTCTACAAAAGCAAGTTGGCCTGGGTGCAAGTCGGCCTTGATCTGTGTGACTAAGGCTTGAACGTCTAGCTCTGAATTACTTTCGCCAATTCGGTGCAAGATTGATCCGCTTTCGATGTGGCTAAGAAACGTCACTGAAGCACTTGCGCGATCTGCGCTGCGGTCTTGATGCAACCCAAAGCAGCGTTGAGATTGCTTTGCTTACGGGCTTCTTTTTGAAGCGTTGCAAGCTGCGAAAGAATCTCTGCAGTAAAAACGCGTCGATCTAGCTCCCAGTCTTCGCACAAAATCTCTCTTGCTCTGCGGATGTAATCGTCAGTAGTTCTGGTGCTGCATTCCCACTGAGTCGAGGCATATTGCAACACATCAGAGCGCGTGCCTCCGTTTGCCAACAGTCGGGCTATTCGATTTACGCGCAGCCCAAGCTCAGCATTTGATGACCGGCGCCTTGGGTTGTTGGGTTTTGGCATCAGTCAGCCTGTTGAATTTTGGGGCTGGCTTTGAATTGGTTGGAGCGCGTGGGTCGGTGATGCTCCGCCGCCTTATCGGTGGTCCCGACAGTGGCCTGCTTCACGCGCATACTTTGACCACGATACATAGTTGCGCCAATTTCCGCTATCCGTGAAAACGGAACAATGGGGACAGTAAGCCGTTCTTTGGCTGTCGGATGCAAAAAGTAAATGTATCGAAGTTGAAAGCCATCAAGAGGTTTGGCCCCGCGTTTTTTCCATTGCGAGGCATTGCCGCCCATTTTTTGAGGGTTGATATTAAGAGTCAGGTCAGTGACAATTTTTCCGTTCGGCAATTTAAGGATAGTTTTGTTTTGACGAATACCTGTAAGAGAAAAGCCACTGGCGCGATAAATTGTGCCGTCTCCACATTGCGATCCATCAGCAAAAGACAGTATCCATTGAACGTGCGGATAATGTTTTTTTATTAAACGAAAAGCAATTGAAAGGGCGCGACTTTCGCTGTTCCGGGGAAGGTTTTCACTAAATGCCATTCGGTTCAATTCTAAAAACCCGTTCCATGGCGTATTTTCGACTAAGGGCAAAACTTTTCGTTTATCAATTGGTGCGCCAAATTGCATGGCACCTTCAAGACGATTGTTTAGGAAAACTCCCAGATGAAGACTCGACGCCGCTGCTGTAGAACCGGAGTAATGGATCCGTTTGACGAGAGCCGCTGCATCTTTTGCAGAGATCGGAGAAACTTTAATGTTTTTAGCTGAGGCCATGATCACCACCCCAACTTAAAAAAAGCTCTGCGATACGAGCAATTGCGTTTCCGTTGCTGTTTTCATTGCCAGTATCAACAAAAGGCCCCATGGCCTTGGCTTTTTCTATTGCTTCCTTGATGATCTCGGCTTGAAGGTCATGAACAATAAAAGTCATCTGCTGAATCGGCTCACGATCGTCAGAGTTAAGTTCTGGCATTTCGTCAAGAGGCTCAACTGCATCGCCTAAAAATGCTTCTAAATCTTCTTCAGTAAACCAACTAGAAATGTCATGCTCTTGGGAAAGAGTATGCAGCATTTCAACGTCCCACTCGCTGAGATCAGCAGTGCGGTTGTCAGCCAGAGCCAGGCCGACCTTTTGCTCTTCTGATAAGCCGGTGCGTTTAACGGCGATGATCTCGTCACCGTCGGTTTCGATGATGCGTACGTTTTTGATGCCTGCGGCTTTTGCCCCATCGATGGTGCCATTGCCCGCAAGGATGCGGTTGTCTTCATCGATAACAATGCTTCGAGCGGCGCCATAACGCTGGAGCGACTCTTTGATTAACTCAGAAGAACGATCTGTTCTACGACGTGCATTTTTATGGTCTGACTTTAAAGATGTTATTGATGCCAAGCTAAAAAAAACTGCTTGATGTAAAGCGTAGCTTAGAGATCTTGATTTTGACTAGCTTTTAGCCAATAGCTCTGTAAACGAATAATTTTTTCTTCGACAAGGTGATGGCTACTCACGATTGATCTGAACTGGATCGGTTGCTCGCCAACTGTGATCATGATGCGTCCATCTGGCTCGAGCGTACGCAGCTTGGCGATAGGCAAGGCTGAGCTTGGCTTCATAGCGAAGGAAGGCGCGGAGTTCATTCTGATGTTGCTTTGCTTTGAGTTGTTCGTCCATGTTTGATGTCGGGGTATAGATCGAGGCTCCAGACTCGCCCTGCTTTTCCTACGGGGGTAGGTGTTGTATAGCTTTCAGCCGCAACCTTTAAACGGCATCAGGCGCCCCGACAGCAATCAATCGCTATTTAGTTTTTCAACAGTGACGGTGTAACCGCTTTCAGCAGCAATTTGCTTGAGGTTTTTGAGTTCGTCTTCGTCATAGCTCCAGTCTTCCCACATGTGCTCAGAGCCTTTGTAAGCGTTGACGGTGTAGTGAGGTTCGACGGACGCGAGCTTAAGCAAATTGTTTGCGTCTAATTGGTCTTGAGTGCGTTCGAAGGACTCGAACAAGTTGAGCATTGAATGATGGTTGTCGAGCATGGTGTTGAAACGAAAGGAGCAGAGGCCCTGTCTCCAGGGCCGTGGGTGTAATCAGTCCCAGGTGTTGTAGTACTGAGGACGTCCATCCCAGATTGAGTAAGCCCTGAGGTTGTCAGAAATGCCCTCAACACCATCCCAGTGCTGAATGCGTTTGCGAAAGATGTTGCAATCAGGAGCTTGCACAGACGTGTCTGGCATTGCTTTGCCTTCGCCTCTGCCGTCATCGCCAGTAACGATGCGGCCAATAGGACGTAGCCAAACGCTGGCTTTAGTCATGCGAGCAACGATGTAGAACTCAACGATCGTCATGTCGTAGCCGAAGCTAGAACAGATGATTTGATCAAGTTCGAGCTTGCTAGTTTGAAGGGCTGGCTGAATTGTTGAGGCTGTCACAAAAGGCTCCGAATGGGCGGGATCTCTCCCATGAATAAAGTATGGCATACCCGAAAGCAAAAGGCAAGGGCCTTTAGCGGGCTGTAGAAATTTCAGCGTGAATAAGCGCCCCAACTTCAAAGTCGTCCAACTCAGGGTTAGCAAAAAGAATCCCTGAAATAATCGCTTGAAGCTGCAAGCGGCTTTGTGGTTCCGCTAAATCACAAGCAATGATTTCTTGGGCGAGAATTGAGGCTCGGGTCTGCTTAGCCATTAGGGAAATCAGGATTTGAAACCTCTGCCGTGAGCTACTGGTCATGGCTGAGGAGGTAAGAACCAGGCGCCTGCTCTTGTCTCAGGGCCGAGAATCCGGGCCATACATCCGGCTTGTGGCATACCAATTGTAGCATGGGGGCATACCCAGGGTCATTGCTTTGCGTTAAGGGCGCAGATCACAGTGCAGATCAAAGGCTCAAGCTGGGCATGTGGGACGTCATAGCGGCGCCTGACAGCAGCCATACACAGATCAATGGCATCGCGCCCTTTGGAGTAATGCACGGGCTTAATTTCAGGTACTGGTGCCGGTTGGTTCGCTTCGCTCAATACGCGAGCCCTCAGCAGCTCTTGGCGCGTGATGCCGCGTTGTATAGCTTCAGCGTTTAAGGCGTCCCGTTCTTCCTCAGTAAGGCGCACGTCGACGCGGACGGGGTAGGTGCGATTGCAGTCAGGCATCAGAAATCAAATAGTTCAGTTGGTTCAGGCTCTTGCAAGCCAGATTGACAAAGGCGCACGTCTAGTTCCCATCGCAAGGAACTAATCGTGATGTGGGGGCTTCCGAGCTTTGCAGCGCGAATACTGTCCATTTTGCTCGCATTGGCAATAACCCAGCCATTTGACCAGGCATCGCCGCGTCGTAATTCGACCGGAGTACCGGGGGGCAAAACCCCCGCCTGAGAGGATCCACCAAAACCTGGGGCTTTATGTAAAAAAGGGGAACAACCCTCTATTTCATGTGACGCGCGTGAGGTTGTTGGCTTTTTTCCCCTTGTTTCCCCTATTTCGGGGCATGCAATATTTGGCAGCCACAAAAGCTGAGGTCGCCCGCCAGAGACCAAAGGATCAAGCTGTCCGTCCTGCCGAACAAGGTCTTTTTTCTCCAATGCGCGAAGGGCGCGGTTGACCTTGCTTGCGTTGCATTTGGCTACGTCTGCCAGCTCGCTCGCAACAACCGGGAATTGCCCGTCTGACCAACGCTCGCAGATGTAATCGAAAATATCGGCTTGACGGCCTTGCAGCTCGTCTGCTGCCTCTTGCATCGATTCAGCAGCTAAGACGCTTTCACCGTCGCCGTGATGCACCCATCCATCGTCTTCAAGCTCAATCAGCAGGGTCGTGCCTTTTGCCCTCCCCTGCGTCTTGAGTACAACGCGGTGGTCTGATTGCGTCTGGCCCTCTGCAGGCTGCTTAAACCAGTTCATCAGGATCGTGAGGCTGGCCGCTGCAGGGAGGGCATTGCTGCCCCGACTGGCATTGGTTGCGTTGCCACCGCTAACGCTTTTGTTGGTGTGGTGGATCATCGCCAACGTGGCCTTGTGCGGGGCTAGAGCCTCGGAAAGCTGACGAGCTGGGCCGTCAAAGCTTGATGCGGCTTCTTCCAAACCAAGCGGCACACAACAAGAGTGATAACTGTCGAGCAAAAAGAATGAACCAGGGTTTTCTTCTGCGATCTCGGAAAGATGTTTAATCCCCTCAATTGTTAGGTGCAACGGTGCTCCCGTGTGCCACAACATTTCGATCGGACCTGATAATTTGCCATCGCTATCTACCAAGCCTTCGCGTTCAAACAAGGTGTTCCAATCGCTTTCAGGTTGGTCAGTCCCAATGATGTAAACCTTGGGGCAAGCGCCATGAAGCTTTTGACCTAGGTAAGATTCTTCGCCGTGAAACCATGCGCTGATCATTCCAACCATCAAGGCAGACTTGCCGACCTTTGGTGGTGCAACAAGCAGGTTAAAAGTGCCCGACATAATCACACCTTCCCACGACCATGGGGTTGGGGTTGTGTCTAACTTTTCGCCACGTTTCCGTGGGACTGATACGCCAGCGATTTGACCTTGAGCCTTGCTTAAAACAATGGCCGCAGTTTTTTCGTTGATCGGGCAACCAACCTCGTCGGCATAAAGACGAAGCAATTGCGATCGGCGCAGCTCGTCTGTCTCATTACAAAGGACGGTGTTTGCGTATTGGTCGAGCCGGTCCAGAAGGTCTTGGTGGTCCTTCAGGCTTTCGGGCAGAATCTCGGAGGGCTTTGATTCGCCCGGTGTAGTGTCCATCTTTGGCTTTGCTTGGTGAGTAAAAGTCAGCCTGTGTGTAGACACCAAGCCTTTCCAGTTCTTTGAACGCTTCTAGTTCGTCGCTGGATTTGTAGGGATGATCGTCGTCCCATGCGTCGATGGCACGGTCTGAACGATCTTTCTGCGTCTTGCTGTAATAGCCGAGCATGGCTTGCTCTTCGTCATATTGAGACGGAAGGCAATACGGCACCCATTGCAGAAGGTCAAAAGCTCGCTCTTCTGCATTGAGATTAGTCACGGGCTAAAGGCTCAGGCTCTGATGCAATGGCCTTTTGAAGCAGCAGGTTGACCCAGCCGGTGCGGGTGACGCCGATTGGTTTTTTGCGGTCCACTTCTGCTATGACGCGTGGATCGACACGGACGTGGCTGCTAGCAATTGATTCCAGTTCGGACATAGTTTGGGGTTGCTTTGCTGCCAAAGTATGCCCATACTGGACCCAAAGCGCAACCCCTAATGCTTGATCCGGTCCCAGAGCTTGAGTTTCACGAAGGATTGCACCGTTATCGATGGCGCGGCGAATGGCTAGCGCACAACGTTTCTGATGTGCTTGACGTTGGCATGACGCCGTTTAAGCGAGCCATGATCGACAAGTACAAAGACGGCCCCGATGGATGGGCTGCCAGGGGAAAGAAAATCCATAAGGCGTTGGAGCTGCACCTTCTTGATGAGCCGCAAATTGTTGACGACAAATGGTCGCCGTGGCTTGATCCACTGCTTGATGATCCATTCTTTAAGGGCGTCGAAACCGTGGCGACTGAATACAGGGTGATGGACAGATACAAAAGCCTTGGCGGTAGCTTTGACTTTTTGATTCGGTTGAAAGAAGAAGGGCTGGAGCCCAGCAGTCAATTGGTCATTTTGGGAGACCTGAAAACGGTTAGCAGCAAAAAAGCAATTGCAGCTCGCAAGCCAGCAACCGCACAGCTCGGTGCGTACACACAACTTTTAAGCACTGTGCAACCAAACATCACGGTTGGCATGTGCGTCACCGTTGTGAGCGGACCTGAAAAATGTAAGGTGATCAAGCAAGACCCAGAAGAATGCCTTGAAGCCTGGCAGCAAAGCTGGGATCGATTCTCTGTTGAGCAGCCAGACTTTTGAGCCGTCAAATCAAAATGAAGTGCCCCAAGTGCGGATCATTCCGCGTCCATGTTGTGACGACCAAAAGAACTGTTGACGGCCCTTACGAAGTCGTGCGGCGCCGTCATTGCAATAGCTGTGATTACAGGTGGTACACAGCGCAAGAGCCAGAGGTAAACATCGGCCCATATATCTCTTGGGCCGGAACTGGCGATCAGGTCAGAGTGCTGACTTGACAGGCATGAGTCCAGTTGCGTTTCTGGCACACCTGCGCTTTTCTATGGGACGCCTTGCTTTTTAATGCAGGGAAGCGGTGCTGCAACACCGCCGCCCCTGGCCTAGCCAGGACATCTCACGCCCCAGGCTTTGCCTGGACTCATTAAAGACCATGTTTGATTTTTCTGAATTTTGCGGTGGCTCTGCCGCAAGACCTGTCGAGTTTTTAGGGCTCACAGAAGAGGCGACAAGCCAACTGCTGAATCAAGAGTTTGGGTTATCCAAATTGTTGCTTGAAAAATACCCTGATGTTTTCAAGCGTGGTGGCAGCCCCAACTCATTAGGTAAGTGCCTGATTCTTTTTGAAAGCCTTGGTCGTCGTTGCAACTACGACACCATCGCAGCCATGTTGGAAGTCAGCCCCGACACGGTGTACGAAAACATGCGACTCGTTCGCAATCACGTTAATGATGCTTTCGGCTTAAAAATTGAGCACAGCGGTCCACAGGTTTATCTTGTCAACAATCAAACGCTGGCGCAAAAAGCAGAACGCCTGCAAGGTCATCTGAGCAAAGTTGACAATGCAATGCGCAACCTGAAAGCGGACGTTGACAGCATTCGTCGGTCGGGACAAACTCCTGTTTTGCCTGGGACTGCTGGGGCGTTGCTTGCTGGCTATGAACAAGCAAAGCAGCTTGAAGCCTCACAAAATCTTTGATCAAATTTTGACGTTTATGCCCTTGCAAATCGCAGGGGTTTTTTATCGCAATGACATTAACTAACGAAACTTCAATTGCCCAAGCTTTCCCACCTGCAGTTCTGGGGCGTGGCTACAGCAATGCTGAGCTGAATTTAATCAAGAGCATCTGGACCGACACCAAACAGGTCGCCCAGCAAAAGATGCAGCTCTGCCTTCACTTGTACGAACTGAAGCAGGAGATGGACGCCAATGATCCGCACGCTGGCAACGATCCGCAAAAGTCACGTTTCTGGGGGGCTTTTGAAAACGGCGACTTGCCTGAATACGTGGTCAACGATCCACGAAGAGCCCGCGACTGGATTGCGGCTGCAGAGTTTGCAACCTCTGGAAGCTTGGGCGGGGCCCCGCCGGAGTCGCTTTTGGCTCTGACGCCGTCCACCGTTTGCAACCTGGCGCGGATCTCCAACCCCGACGCTTTGAAGATTGCAGAGCAGCATCTCAAAACTCACGAGTTCATCGGTCACGACGCAGCGTCCTATCTCGCCAAAAACGATTTAGACGAAGAAGTTTTGGCCGAATTAAGGCTGTGGATTATTGAGAACGAAAGTAAGGCATTAGTCCCCAGCGTGATCCGAAAGGTTGAGTCAGCGGTTCGAATAAGTCAGGAGCCAGCCAGCACTCGGACTATTGATGCCGAGCAAATCCGTGAGCAAGAAGCTGAGTTCAAACGAATCTCAGACGACTTGACTGCCAGGGCTCCCGAGATCGCTGCCCGCAACACAGCGACAGCCGTAAAAGAAGTATTTAATGTTCTCAGAAATGAGTACCAAGAAAGGCTTGAGGGTGACGTCCACAAGTACAACCGCAAGCTCCTTACAGCCGCTGAGGCTGTACAAGATCTGCTTACGTGCCTGATTGCCATTGATCGAGTGCATGGCACTCAATATTTGGACGAAATGCGGGGCGCTAATTTGATGGGGCTTGTCAGTGTTCAAGACGATTTACAGCGTCTATTAGCTATGGGCCAAGAGTTGATGAAAGTTGTTGAACTGGCAAAAAGCAGCAACCCGCCAAGCGGGATTGACATGACGACGCTTGAAGTCGAACAGCTCTAAAGGCTGATCTGTTGCTTTCTCCCTGCGGGTATGCCATACTGGCTCCAAGGGGAGATCCCTTTTCACCTCCCAATCAATTCCGTGAAATCACGTTCCCGCTACTACAAGCCTGAGAAAACAAGCTTTCTTGTTTGTGTTGTGTTTGGTTTTCTTTTTTGTGGCGCGACCTGGCTTACCCTGACCAGCGTCCACAATCAAATGCAAGTCACACATTGCGAGCAAGGCTGGCAACGTGCCTGCGAAAGTTTGCCCCAATGACGCAAAAACTCTATCTGCAATGGCAGCAATGCAAGGCTAGAAATCCTGGTCTTTTATTGCAGCTAGCAGGGTTAGCCCGAGAGCTGAAACTGTCGGGTCATAGCCGTTATTCAATGGACGGTTTGTTTCACATTCTCCGATGGGAGACACGCGCAACAACCGGTGACCTTGGCCTGAAGATCAACAACAATCACACAGCTTTCGCTGCTCGTGATTTGATGGATCAATTTTCTGATCTTGAAGGTTTCTTCAAAACACGCGAGCAAAAAGCACGCGGCAATTACGGGCAACTTCATTAATCTTGGGCGGCTATTGCGTAAGTCCCGTTCTACCCCTTCAACATCATGAAATCAGTCGCTATCAATCTTGACGCCAGCCGCGCAGAAAAGCTGATAAAGCTTTCTGAAACAACTTCTGGCTACACCGTCGAAGTTGAAGTTGCAGGCCAAACAATTGAAGTGCAGCAACGCAAAGTTGCACCGAGTACGCTTGCTATGGCTTTGCTGAACTCTGCAATTGACAACGCCTTTGACAACCTGCCCA